CGAATACGCAACACCCTGTTGAATGTTGCTTCCGACAAAGCTATGAACTCTGTTATTCTATTTGTCAGATCATCCCTGTCTAGCCAGTTGGCAGCAGCAGTCTGAAGTTCTGAATATGTGCTTATTGCCATTTTCTATATTCCGGTGGTCTTGAATGTCCTTCCCAATCAGGTGGAGGTGGGGTTATGTAAGAAAAATCGTTAGGTTCTTTAAGAAAACCGTACCTTTCCCCATAGTGAGGTATGACCTTACCAAGAGGAAACCTACCCCCGAACTTAAGTAATGGGCATACATCTGGAATCCATACCTCGATACCTTTGCCACGGGCAAACCCAAGTAAATATTCTACATTGGGTCGCTCATCCATATACTCATCAGCGTGGCCCCAACCACCCTGACCAATAAGATCAACTCCCCATAATCCTATCTTTTCGTACCCTTCGTAAATAGCTAATGCCAGCATATACGCTATTGTTGAGTTGTAGTAATCTCCCACAAGTTGAGAGACTTCCTTGAGAGGATACTCTATAGCATTAGGGATATCCTTATACGCCTGTTGCATATACAATGGGACATCTGCCTCTCTGAGTCTATCCTCATAGCCTGGCCTATAGAATGAAGGAATAGCCTCCCTTATACATTCTAATGGATGTATGTCAAATAGTCTATCCAAGTAAGGCCAGCGATCCTCATCCCAAGGCAATCCCCATAACTCCCAGTTGGAGTCTTCGTATGGAGCATCATCGTGAGTTGAAGGTGCAAGACCTACAATAGCAACTTGTCTCATCTAGTCAGTTCAGTAATGTAAACCGATGCTGTGCCTGTTCCAGTAATCGCTGAACACATACTACCTGACCCAAGTACACGAACCAAGTAAGGTGTACCAGCTGCGATGTAAGTTGAGGATGTCGTGGCAGGACGATCTGGATCAAAGGCAACAAAACAAGCAGCAGTTGCAGTTACCATAACTGTCTGTGTTTGCGCTCCAAATGCAGATGTTGCGGTTGAGCCACTAGACGTAGTTGCGGATAACGTATGTGTTGTACCGAATCTAAAAACATTGCTAATGTCAATCATATCTTTTACCTTATAGGTTAGTTGGGGCTACTTTGAAATACTTGTAATCGGGGTTATTAAGGTAAGCAGCCAAAAGTTTAGTGTCTTTTGCAACAGCACCGTTTGAATCCTTTAACCACTTCTCCCATATTGTAATGGGAATAGAGGCAGTATGATGCCATTCTCCCCTCTTACCGAGAGACAGCTTATCTCCATATGCGTTGTACTTAGCCTTGTTTTCTTCAAGAATAGCATCAGCATTCTGTGTAGTTTTAAAGTTAAACGATGAATCACCTGAATCAAACTGTATTTCTGTACGGCGTACAGGATCGTTATCAAGAATATACCTAGACATAACCCATGTTCCCCACTTTAGGTGCGCCATCGGCAGGATCGGCATCAACATAAGCCTTCCTTAACCACCCGGCAGCATCCGTTGGTTCTTTCGATTTAGATGTTTTAGGGGAAGACTTCTTCTCCTTTATTATCATCCTGTTTACAGCAGTTTCAATATCTTTATCTTTCATATGAAGTTAGGGGCGAGTTTCCCCGCCCCTTCCTTGTTAGCTTACTGATGCCAGGATACCGCTAGCTTTCTCGTTCTTAGAAACCAGCCCATACTCACCGAGAAGCATCTGCTTATCGGAGTCACCTGTTTTAGCAAGTGTGACAGTCTGGAAAGGTCTGAGCCATGCAACGCCCCAGTAGTCCATATCCAAGAAGAAAACATTAGCAGCAACTGAACCAGGACCGTCAGCAGATAAGTTTCGATCTGGAACGATTTTAAACGTACCAAAGTCGGAAACATAAATGTCGACAGCTGATATAGCTGTTGCACCACCTTTACCAGAAACGGCGTTACGAGGCGGAATGCCTAGCGATACCGAACCTGAACCTACTGACGCTAACCCTGAAATCGTCTGCTTTACGGCAGACGGAACTAGCATCATATCTGGCTGACCACCAGCATCATAGCATTCCTTAATGGTAGCTTTGATGTTGACTTCAGTACAAGCAGCTGTACTGGTGTTATTCACCATAGCTGTAGTACCTAACGAACCAGCAGCAGGTGAACCACTAGAACCACCCGCTACATGAGCGGTATTGATCCATGCAGGAACACCAGCGGTTGCTCTACCTTCAGTAGCATCACCAGCAGCTTTAACGATATTCTGAGTGAGCATGACTTCCATGTCTCTCTTCATACGTTTGCCGAGTTTAGCTAACTGATAGGCTTGATGTTTGCCATGACCTGCGTAATCGACTGCATCGTCGGTTCCTGAAGTCTGGGCAATGTAACGACTTATCTGGGTGTAATTATCAAGTCGCGTAGGAAGTGACCTTGCCGTAGCATCAGGTGAGTCATCGCCTTCTAACTGGCGATTAGCAGAACCTGCTGTTATGGTATCCGTTTGCCACTCAAACTTTGTGTTATCAGCACTCATTTTAGCGCAGCCGGATAGAAAGGGCGTATCCATAGGGGCGATATTATAAATCACGTCAGATAAATCTTCTCTTATCGCAACTGACGAATAAGTCAGTGACGTATTTGCGGCAATAGCCATGATTTATCTCCTTTATTGAGATTTAAATAAATCTTCCAGTAACGAAGCTGCGTCATCGACGTGGCCTGTAGTCTGGAGACGTTTCATTTTCTCTTTACGTTTGCTTGCACTAGCCTCACCTTTACCCCGCTTGGCCTTAGTCTTTACAACATTAGGCTTATTCTTGACCTTCTTAGCACGAACCTCATGCTGTTTACGAGTCATGTCTTCATAAGCCTTGGCTTGCATAAGAACAAGGATAGAGCGGTGATCCACCAACTGCGACAGTTCTTCCTGGGTATAACCTTTAGATAAGGCAAACTCTGAAAGAGATTTTGCTATCGCTCTCTGTGTATTAGGATCATTCCATTCTGGTAAGATACTTACCATCTTAGAATGTTCTTCCTGTAACATTTGTTGATGTTGAACCTGCATCTCCTGCTGTTGCTGCTGTTGAGCCTGACCAGCTTGTGCCTTCAACTGCTCGATACCTTCCTGGGCCTGACGATAATCGTCACGCTTAGTTAGGTACTCTTCGCGGTTTTCAGTTTTAAGCCGTTCCCAGTCAATGTTAGCAAACTGCTGGAGGTGAGCATAGTTAGCATCAATAGATGTAGATAAAGCGTCAACGTATTGAGCACGCATTTGCTGAGTCTGAGCGATTTCCTGCTGCATTCCTTGGGCAGCAGCATCCATCTGCTTCTTGTATTCAGCTAGTTGCTGTGTTTTTTGAGTATAATCCTGTTGGCGAGAATAGCCTTTAATGAGTTCGTCTTCGGAGACTTCCACATCTTGTCCGTTTACCTTTACAGTATAGACAGTGGATTCCGTTTCGTCCTCATCTTCAACTTCTTCTTCCTCGGATTCTTCAGAGTCATCATCATCAGCAACTTCCGATTCTTCTTCTTCGACTTCTTCAGCTTCTTCGGTTGCTTCATCAGATACCTCTACGTCTTCAGTTTCTTCAGACGGTTGCTCCTCTTGGTCAGGTTGTTCTTTCGAGTCTAGTAATCCAAGGATTGCATCTTGAGCAGCAGCCATGCTGCTGGGATCAAGATCGGGGGTTAGTGCTACTTCTTGGGGATTCGTTTGAGTGTCCGCCATGTCTTACTCCTATAGTTGATATTCCTCAAGTTTCTTCGCCATCTCTCCAGTTTCAATAATACTGGTTAGATGAAGGCGTATCCGTTCGAGGAGTCGTAAGGATAACCAGAGGTTTTCCCTGGCTTCGGTATCGTGGATTCCTGTATGATCCCAGGCATCCATAATATCTTTTGAAAGCGTATCAAACGCTTCGTTAAATAGTTCGTCAGAAAGTAATGATTTTGCTCTAGCTTCTCTTTGTCCTTTATCCAAGTGCTACACCTCTGCCTTGTTCAGCTTCCAGTTTTAACTCTGCAACTTTGAGTTGCGCGTCGACCTGTGCTTCGGCAGCTTTCTGTTGGATTTTCATTTGTTCGACTTGTATATGAGCAGCTTTAATTTCTATTTCTTTCTGTTTCAGTTGTAGTTCTGCCTGCTCCATCTGTTCGCGTGGATCAGGTTCTGACGGTACTGATTCTGGATCGGTGAGGAAGTCATCAACATTCTGGAAACCCATATTCTTAACAAGGGCTGCTCCCATGTTGTACATGTTCTTCTCATTAACGATCTTTAATCCACCTCTCATGGCATCTCCGGCAAACGATAACATTGTCGTGAGGTGCATAAGCTGTTGATCTCTATTACCATTTCCTATACCTACGGAAACAGTACAGTCCATTTTGTCACGCCACATATCGGGGCGGACAGGAACCCATTTGTTTCTCAGCATCACAACTCTCTGGTGATCCTGATTCTTCATAACGAGTTCGTAGATATTTCTCATTAAGTCTTTAACACCAGTCTCTGCGAA